ATCTTCCCTGAAACAATATCTCTATTTACCATACTGGCAGGAAGCTCCCCCACCTCTGCCCCAAATGGTTGACAAACATATTCAAAGTCCCCTAAGTTAAGGATATTATTGAATAGATCATAATTCACTTGCATCCTTCTACTTTCAGAAATATGGTCTCCTCCTGTCCCCCCATGCATGTGGTGGCTTCTGTCTAATCTGTCAGCCTCTTGCTTATACCATTTCTTAGATTCTTTATTTTTCTGATAAGAAGTTAGCCTCTGATTTTTTTGTAATATTCTAGTTTCATTCATTGTTTATGAAATTTTTACAAAGTTAAATAAAATTTTTAACTTTTCCTAAATCTTTTGTCAATTGTTTCTAATAATTTTTTAGCATTTTTATTACTGCTATCTTCACTGTATTCTTTTCCTAACTCTTCCTCTTGAACTTGAAATAGGCACATAAATAATGCAGAGAGTAAATCAAAATTACCTTTTCGATGATAGGCAATTAACTCTTCCAACAAACGTACAGAATATATTTTATCAATCACAGTTATAGGATCTCCATTTTCATCTGTATCTAATTTCTGTAGTAACCAAGACTTAGTGTATCTTTCTCCTGCATCCTTCAATTGTACATTCATGTGACACCCATAAACTCTTGCGACTTTTGATTGTTTGACATTTTTTGAGATAACTGTGTCTGGTTGAGCAGCAAGCAAGTGCAATTTCTTTATTCTTTTGAAATAAGATCGTACACCTTTAACATCGTTCTCATGCATTATCTGAGTATTATAAAGCTCTGCTAACATTTCAGCCATGTTATCAATATCTTCTGGGTCTTCGTATCTACCTATGTATTCCGCAACTATTATGTCGTGGTTATAATTTCCACGATAAACTCCTTTATATACAATAATTGCACCAAGTGAACTACCTTCATCTTGCCTAACAGGGTCATACCCTATCTTATACAAACCTTTAGGGGCATTTTCAATTGGATGTTCATATATCATAGGACACCCTCTCTTATCTGTGGGTACATTATAATAACTGGTAACAGGGTTGGCTTTTCCTGATAATATAGGTCGTGCTACTATTTTCCCTTCTACTCTACTTAATTCAACAGGAGTTCCTTTTAGATTTTGAAGATTATTAGCTTTAACCTTCATTAATTGTCTTTTTAGTTCTACTACTGGAAAATTGTTTGTGGAAACAGCAGCAAAAGCCTCACTGGGACCCAAAGGCTTTTCTTGCATTCTTTGTTGGATTTCTGTTGAGGTGGCTCCATGTTTAATTAATTCTTTTCTGGTAAGTAACTCTAATTGTCTTGCTGATTCAAAATCAGAGTTTCCCTGGGTATCATAATACCCCTCCATATTCCAATTGATAGGGTGAAAAAATCCACAAGTAGAATGTTCCATTTTTTCATCCCAAATATTATTGAAAGGTAGAAGACCAAATGCTAATGGTCTTGAGTGCATATCTGCATAGTCAAATGTACCACCTTCCATGTCTCCCGAAGTTCCAAATATGGTGATAAGTCCTGTCTTAATAGCACCTGCCATAACACAATCTTCACTTGCTTTGTATGATCTTTTCAAAAGACCTGGAGTACCAAATGCACCTGATTCCTCAAACCATATCTCTTCGGCATCTTTACCTCTGGCAGCATCGGCATTATCCTTGAAAGTCAATGCCATTATTTGGGATAAGAATCCTTTTTCTATTTTAACCCCATCTACATATTGTGTATAAGAAGCTTTAATGTGATCTTGTTTGTATATAGAATCCGAAGGCATTGTCCAAGCTGTATTTTCATTAATAAAATTAATGTTATTAACAGCCATTGTAAATACCCCCTGGGGGTACAAATACTTCTTCTCATAGGCTCCAAATATACAAAGTGAGTTAGGCTTCGTAAAATATATTCTACTTGCTACAGCCGCAGCTTTATATGAATATCCTTTTCGACGAGATTTTCCAACAATAAGGTTAAAACCTCCTCTCAGATAATCTACTTCAATTTTTACTTCAAGATGAAGAGACTCGAATAATCTTTTTAATTCAACAGCTTGCCCTAAAGTATCTAACTCTATAATAGAAAGTCTTTCTTCTTCTCCTGCCACTGTGTCTAAGACTCCATCTCTTGCTATTTCTCTTACCCAATAGTAGTTATAATCCCCATCCCAAAAATCAGGAAAGTCTTTTATTTTTTTAGACTTCTTTTTAGTTACATCTTCTACTTTTAATATTGGACAAAAATTTAAGTAGAAATAATGATCTCCTGTTATCTTAACTCCCCCTACTGTATATCCATTGATACACCTATTTCTTTCTTCTGTCCAATACTCAAACCATGCTGGACTACCCCAGGGATCAGCACAATAGTAACCATATTTCCTAAAATGAGCTGCCGCTTCCTTAAAAGGTTCTACATTAATCCAAATACCTTCTGGATTTCTTATTGAAGATAATTTACCTTCATCATATAAACTAAGATCTTCTATCATTATAAACTATTTGGATCAGCAAAAGGTGATATTCTCTTATCACTTCTGTTTTTAATTGCTTCAAAAAGCTCCTCTTCTACTTTCTTTTTTAATTCACTTAATCTCTTCATCACATCTCCTGCATCTTTTATCGCCCCTGTTATTTCTTTAGGTTTATACAAAGGGTTCCCTGATTTAAGATTTACCTCAGTATAATCAAAACTCATAAAGAAGTTTTCTGTCTTTTCTGCTGCTATTTTATTTGACAAGTAATACCTATAAGTTGGAGAAGCCTCTTTTTGAAACTCAACTATCTTCTGTTGACCTGCTTCTATCAATTCATCAGGTTCCCAATTTGGTTCCACTATAATATCTTCTTTAACCTTTGTAGGCTTTAACTCTTCACTATACCCCTTGTAAGGATTAGACTTTAAGAAAGATATGGTGAATTCTATATAAGCAAATTCTTGCAACGCCACCTCCTTGTTGGGGGAAGTGTCTCTATCCCATATCTCCTTAAAAGGAGATATGAGAAGAGTTGTAGGATAAGGATAAACTCTCTTATCGTTTATTTCAAATAAGTATGATTGTTGTGCTGCCATTAAGCAATATTTTGTTCTTTGTATAAATCTTCAATAACTTCTACTATGCAATCTACCACTAAACAAAGATAATTTCTGTCCCATAGATTTTCATAATCTTCGGGGTGGTCCATGAATCCACACTCTAACAAAAATGAAGGACACTTTGTTTTTTCTAAGATGAAAAAATTCTTCTCTTTATCTGGATCACCATCAGAGAAATCTGTTCTCAACTTATTTATTCCATAAGCTTGAAAGTTATTTAAAAATTTTGTTGCAATGTAATCAGAGGGAGATAAGCCAACATGAGTAAAACCTTCAATTCCTTTTCCACCGCCACCATTAGCATGGATAGACAGTACATAGGTATTGGGGTTTTCTTCATATATCCTATTAGCTCTCTTTGCTCTTGTTTGCAATGTGACATCTGTGTATTCAGGAGATATATAGTAGTAAGGAATACTTTTCCTGTCTAACTCTTCTATTATTCTGTTGCCTACCCAATTATTAAACATACCCTCATATAAAACACCTTGATGCCAATTAGGACTCCTTTTACCTGGAGTCTGGTAATTTCCATTGATCATTTTACCATGACCTGTATCAATTATGGGAATCATTATTTAGAAACTTTTACTGAGAAAGTTAACTTATCTACTGTCCCATCTTTGTGGGTTACTGTGATAGTCTTTGTTGTATTATAAAAGCCCGCTTTTTTTAAGTGTTTTGGTACTTTAGTAGGAACATATTGTACAACAAGTTCTTTTGTAGCCTCATCATATTGAGGGATACTGCATCCACAGGAAGATGATAAAGCTTTTATTTGTATTTCTTGCAAGGCATGAAACCTTACTTTTAATTTGTCTCCCACATTAGAATCGGGAAGTTGAATATGATTAGTTTTCCAGTTCATCTATTTTTTCTAATTTTGAATGTACTAATTTATTATTTTTAAAAATATTGTGTTGAAACATAGTTTCTCCTTTTAACACATTATCAAGTACTCTTCTTTTATATTTCCAACGTGTATAAACTTCATTGTTAATAAAAACAATTTCCTCTCCACTTATAAATAGGTTCCATTTTTCCTCGTTCACCACACCTTTGGCAACTTCCATTTTCGTAACAGGCTTTTTCCATTATATCCATTCGCCATTTAAATTGATCACGAATAGTTTTAGCTAAAAAACCATCCCACCAGGAATAGTATAAGGTGTAACGCCACCATGCTAACAAACACTCTTTAGTATCTTCGACTAAACATGTTCGCAACTTTGCTATAAATTCTTTCATATTAATCTTGTTTGGTTAAGAAATTTTCTAACATTTCTTTTAACATAAAAAACCTTTTAGGTTGTATCTTATGTTCTTTAAATCTTTTTTTCAAGGATTGTAATTCAATTTTTGCTCTGCCCACATAAACTTGAAAAGTACCTAAATATTTAAATCGTACTGTTTCTAATTCACCCGTTTTCATTTGAGCTTTAAGAAATTTCCAGGGGAAGGAACAAATTTCGATAACTTGTTCCTCCGTTATGTCTGGATAATCACTTTTAATTTCATTATAAAACTCAGATAATAGCTGTCTGTTTTCAAGTCTGCTCATTCCTAATTAATTTAAATAGGTAGATTTGTTCATCTGTATTGGGGATTACTAAAGGGTTGATTTTGATTTTTCCTGTAACTTCACTTTTTATTAAGAATCTCTTTTCTATCATAGTTCTCAAATAGTTACCTAATCCTCCTGCGGATAAGATGGGAGAGAATTGTTGTCTTACCCTTTTTCTTGCTTCTGTATTAAATCTATCATCTCCAACTAGAGCTGAATCAAGTGCAAGGAAATGAGCCAAGACTTCAATCTCCTTATTTACCAACTTTATGGGAAACATAGAATTGACTATGTTTAGATGTTGTATATAATAAGGTACAGTCTCCAATGTCATTACTTTTCTAATAGGCTTATTCATTGTCATAATTTTTATGCTGCAAAGTTAATAAAAATTTTTAGGAAAATAAAACTTTTTCTTAAAATTATTTTTTTATTTTGAAAAACTTGCATTTGTCCTGAAAAAATCGTAACTTTGCACTTATAGTATGATAATGATCATATTTTCTTTTTTTGGTTCTTTTTTTCTTTAGCAATATTGCGGAGTAGCTCAGTCAGGTCAGAGTGCTTGCTTTGGGAGCAAGATGTCACAGGTTCGAGTCCTGTCTCTGCAACACATGAAGAACTAAATTAAGGCAGGGTGGAGCAGTTGG